TCTGCTCGACGGGCAAGATCGATTCTTACTCCTTTGATCCGCATGTCGAGGACTGGCCCTTGAAGAGCTTTAGAGAAGGCGTAAGTAGTTGAGGTCTCAGAGCCTAGTTGAGGGAGCAAGGCTTCCAAGACTTCAGCTGTTATGCAGCAGTCTAGGCCATTGTAGACCCAGTCCTTTTCAGCGCCTTTGAGTTTATCAGGGACTGTAATATTGGTGTGGATGATTTTCATTAGTCTTCTCTTTTAATCGTAGTCTTCTTCTCTCTCATTTGCTTCCAGGCACCTTCGTCAGTGTAGATACTCCCTAAAAATCCCAAACTCTTCAGGCTTTCTGGCTGAAGAGTATGATGCAGCAGCATCGTATCTTCCTCTGCTCCATACACACTTATCTTCAAGGACCTTTTAAGGAATGCAATGTCGTATAACCCGTTCTGAAAGACTTTCGGCGTTGGTCGTCCCAATATGTCTCTAATAGCACGCCAAACCTTACGTGCTGTTGGTGCATCAGGCCAATAAGGTCGTCCTGCTCTTCCTGAGATAACCCACGGAATGACGAGACTAAGACTCGAACTGGGAGCAAATCCAATACAAGTAACGATTGCTCCAGTCGTCTCAATGTCGACCGCAATTCTTTGAGCGGGTTTGAGGTAGGCCTCATCGAACTCATAGATATCCTCCAAGGTTGGTTCGATCCAGATCTGACGTTCAGGGCGACGGATTTCTGGATAGAGACTTTCACGACTAGCTTTCAGGAGGTCAACCACGACAATTGGCCGTAGACTCCATTGTTTAAAGATAGCAGCTGGGTGATAGGTAGGGAGAACCTTAAATCCAGTAATAGTGTGAGTAGAGAGTTGGGCGGTTCCTCTAAGCTTAGAGATAGTAGTCTTTCCCAATAGGGCCCAGCTTGCGGTGTTTCCGAAGGCTACGACTACGTTTGGGTTAGTCTCCTCTATTTCGTCTGCGAGCCGCTCTAGTTCTCCTCTGAATTCCTTACGGAGATAGCCTTTAACCAAGGCTGGGTACCCATCTACTCCTTCTCCTTTAGGACCACACAAGGCGCTTACATCATTCTTTGGCGGTCTGAAGTTAAACACGTTAGTAAGGAAGCATTCGTACCTGCGGATTCCTGCTTCCTTTAACAGTTGATCCAAAAGGTAACCAGTTGGGCCCACAAACGCCTTCCCTTCTCTCTCTTCCACTTCACCCCAAGCTTCGCCTAAGAGAAGGATCTTGTTCATGGGCCCAAAACGGTTAGACCTTAGCCGTCTTGTCAATGTTGGCGAAGATCATTTCTCCGTCGTCTGATGGGGTGTGTTTGACGTGGCCCCAGAACTGACGGCTGGGTACGTCTTGCATCATATCCCTTATTTTTCTTGGGCTGCCGTCTTCATCTTCTTCGTCGATATCGAGGTCGGTGAGAAACTTCTTCAGCCGGTAAAGTGAGTCATCCGTGTGGTAGAATGTAATCCGAAGGGACCGATCCCGTAGTGGAACGACCTCGCCGGAAGCCTTGGTTAGGCTGGCTTTAAGGGCATCAGCGTCTACGTCGTCGCTAGCCTCTAAGGCCTTACAGGTATATTCTGAGAACTCTGTCCCTTTTCTTGTTGATTTGTCTATTCGTGGAAGACCTACGATCATCCAGAGATAGGTACCTTGTGGTAGAGGTTTTGGACGGGAGATTTCGGTTGCTGGTGTGTCGAGGATATCAGAGAAGTTTGGCATTTTACAGTCTCTTCAGTTTGAGTTGAGTCGGTTTCTGCTGTGTCTTGGGTGGTCCTCGAAGAACTTCAAAGAAGTCTGCTAGCCCAGTTTCGACAGGGTATTCAGGGAGCATCGCAAACGGCTTTGGATTCTTTAGGTCTATCATAGCGGTTGCGGCTGTTTGGATTACACGTTTACCTCCTGGTTTGGTTCGGCAAAGGGCCACAGAGTTGAAGTATGCAGGAATCTGTGGACTCAGAGCTGCTCCTACGGCAGTTGGGTATCCTTTCCTAGTACCATCTTCGTTATCGACATATCGAATGTGTGTGTTAACGATAACGTTGGTACGGAAAGATTCGCTTGTAAGGAGAGCGATAACTTTCTCGATTGAGTCTTGGGCATCTTTGTATACCGCTCTCTGATCATACTTGCCGTCTCGAGAACGAGGAACAAGAGGTTCTCTGAAGTCGAACGCTGCGTCAGAGAAGAAGGTAAGAGAGTCGAGCACGAAAATGCAGTCCGGTCCCCATTCAGCTGGAACTCCCAAGTCAACTTCGGTGCCGTCATCAGTTTTATATTTCCATCGGTCAAGCATTTTGATGCCGTCGATAAAAGCTCTTGGGAGGCCGTCAATAATCGGCCCGTCAGGGGATGCTTTTCGTTTATCTCTAAGAGTTCGATACTCGACGTTTTGTAGTTTGTCTGGCGAGTCAATGTATACGAAGACCTTAAGCGGCTCGAGCCCATTATCATAGTCTAGGATCCGTAGTTTGTAGCCTGCTTTGACAAGAGAGGCGAGGGCTCCTGTCTTTCCAGAGCCTGGGTTGCCTTCAACGAGCATCTTAGTGTATTCATTGGACTGGTGTTGGTCTAAGGTTGGCATAGGAGATCTCCGTGAATAGTGGAAGGATGTCGCCTTCTTTGATATTGTGGTAGATGTCGCCTCTTAAGTAGATGGTTATATGAACATTCCTCCCTACGTTGATGGTTATCCCCCCACCTACTTTGATATCTACTACGGGGAAGTCACCGAGGTAGATTTTTATCTTACTTTCAAGGGATTCCATATCTCTCCTCGCTCGAATTCTGAGTCTAAGAATCTCTGACGGACACTAGGAGACTTTGAACAGATTCCTCTGTAGGCACATCCGCCGTACTTGTCGCAGGCAGTGTCGTTCATTGGCCAGTACTCTTCTTCAGCGTATTCTACAGCCTTCTTTGTCCAAAGCTTAAGGTCTCTGAGCCACTCATCTAATTGGTCTTTGGTTCTGTAGGTAATGTGACGAGAGAACCGGGTGCCTTCAATCATGATCTGGGCAGAGGTTATGATAATCCCCTTGATCGTGAGGTTGAGTATAATCTGACCAGCTAAGGTATAGAGAGACATCTGATTGTTAGGCTCGAACTGGTTCCAGTAGGAATCTGTTGGAGAATAAGTGGTGGTTTTAACGTCAGTGGAGAATAGTTCGTCCTGATAGGTTACTACTCGATCAATGTGACCGCAAAGGAGATAGGGTGGGCCCCAGTCGAGTTCGAAGTTGAAACTGAGTTCGACTGCTGGCTTACCGTTATCGAGGATGTAGGTTGTAGCGGGATCGTCTTTGAACTTCTCGAGGTACCACACCACTGTCCTTATAAGAAAAGGGCGGTTCTTGTGTTTGTGGTCTGGCCTCCAATCATCTGTCCGTTGAAGAAGTCCTTTAACCACATGAAAGGAAGCTTCTTCATGGTCCATTCCTCCAGCCTTCAGAATCTCGTACTCCTGAAAGGCTTGATGAGCCTCACTGCCAAAACGTAGATGAACGTTTTCTTTCTTGCTTCTGTAGCCGAGGATCATGTTGTAGTAATAGAGTCGTGGGCAGCGCTTGAGAGATTCTAAAGAAGTGGAGTCCCAAGCATATTGAATGTTAGTTCCGTTGATGAAAGGACTCAGAGCCTCCGCTTCATCTTCTGTTGGGGCTTCGAGGCCTTCTGTATCATCGCTTCGATCACTTTCTGTGCTTGAGTCCCCTGTTCCTCCACTACCTGTTTCTTTGGTTTCGGTCCGGAGTTGTAAGATTCTAGCTGTTTCCTGGTCCATATGATGATCTCATCTATGTCTGAGTCGGTTAAGTCTTCGGCGAGTTTATCCATGAGTAGATTGATCGTGTTCATCCATTTCTCTCCATTGAATGTGTGCTCTTACAGCGTTGCGTACCTCCTCTTGATACCTGTCTGGATAGTGGAGTTTGAACCACTCCACATCTCTAGAGAATAGGTTCAACGTCACCTTTGTTATAGGTTCCAAGACTGTCCGCATCTTTCCTCACAATCCAAAGTTCATCTTCTTTAGCTGGAACTACTATGAGTAGGGCATCTAGCTTTGGGTCTTTGGCTTCCGCCCGAGCACGGTAGAGATGTTGTCTCAGAAGGGCTCGATTATCCGTTTGGATCGAGATCCCTACTTGAGATTTAAGTGCAGCCAGCCAGAGATTAAGAAGCATGCCACAAATCCTGTAGCAACGACTAATGTAAGGAAGACGATGGCGGTCGAGTTAATGTGGCCTTTTTCTTCTTTGGTTTCTTTAGGGTAGGCTTCTTGTAGATAGAGACGTTCTCGTCTTTCTCTTTCCATTTCTTCCTCGTACTTTCAATCAGCCGTTCGACTACGGCGGTGAGGGCAGAAGTAGAAGCCATTAAACTCTCCTCTTCATGCGAATGGGTTGGATTACTACAGTAACGTTCTTTTCTTCTTGCCTTTCTTGCGAGGTAAGAACTGCGAGTTGTGGGGTTTCCTCAGCCAGACTTTCTATCTCTAAGTGCTCAATAGAGATTCTCTCTAGTCGAAGCCAATAACCGCCGTCCCCGTTCTTGTTCTCCCTGATCCTCATGACAAGGGCATCATAGGGAGATTTCCCATGCATCATATGCCCTTCTTCAAAGAGTTTTAGATTGTCCGTCCTATCTATCCGACGGGCTGTATGAAGGCGAACACGGAAGTGCCAGGCGTCTTCGTCTCGAGCGAACTTAATCTGGATCCCTTTAGGATCACTGATAGCTTTCTCCATTAGCTCGTAGCAATCGGAGAAGGCAAGTCTTGAGGTAGATGTTACCATTGTAGATCCCTTGATGTTATTTCAAAGAGTCTGTCCTTTGATCTGGTAGTGATGACGTACTTTAGATTGAGATCTTGGTCGTCATTGCGACAGAGATCCGGGTCTAAGTGATAGACAGTGTTCCATTCTCTTCCCTTTGCTTTGTGACCTGTGGTCAGGTGGATGGTTCCTTTTTGGCTAAAGATGTATTCCGCATAGGAGATCGCTTGATTAAAGTCAGTTCCCCAACCAGCGAAGACCTCCATGCAGTCTGCTTGGTCGTTGGTGGTGGCTGGGGAATTGGAAGATTGGAGCTTTTCTTCCCGCCAAGCGGCGATCTTGAATAGAAGGTCCTCCCTGGAATCTCCTGGGCTTCCAACTTTCTGAAGAAGCCTAACGATCTTAGGACCGATATCGCTTCCAGCGACCGACACGGACCTTTTCCCTGACAGCAAGGCAAAAGCTGATCGAAACAACGGAGCGT